CGTCTATTAATCTAGAACCAATTGATGCATAATTAACAGGATAAAAATTTTCAGAATCAACTTTATCTTGCACGACAGATGGAAGGCCAGCAAAAGACACGTCAAATCTATTTACTCTCTGAAGACCATTGTGTCTTGAAAAATAATTTTTAATTGTAAATATTGAATTTGTGTCAGCCATTTGCAAATAACTCTTTTTCTGTTAAAAGTTTAAATGTAATATTGTTTTTTTCACAGTATAGTTTAGCAGCATTCCATTTTGCAGTATTTACAGACCAAGTTAATTTTTCTGTTTTAGTTGCATTTTCTCTTAATAGTGTTTGTTTTTTTGGTTTGATTTCAAGTATCCAAGTATGGGTTCCTGTTTCATTTTTAAACTGAATCATAAAATCAGGATAGTAGTTGTGTATTTTTTTATCTATTGGGTGAGTATATGGTATTGCTATTTCCTCAGATGACCATTTTATTATACTCTCATTCTCATCTAAAAATTTACATACATTTCGTTCCCATAGGGATCTACAAACTACATTATTGGCATTTCCAATATATTTTTTTAAATTCTTTGGTTTATACCATGTTTTGTATGCCATAAAAATATTTATGAAAAAGATAAATAATAGTATGGCAAACCCTTACTTATATCAATACCCACTGGCACCATATGCGGCTGAACAGCCTTTATGGATGATGTTTCATTGTGCCAGCTATAGTTTAAGAAGTGGAGACAGAACTAGAAATGGAGTAAAAACTAGAGCTGGTCTTAGAATTAAACTTCCTCTGCCACGAGACCCCGGCTATACTATAGCCCATGAATACGGTGTGAATAATGATAATCCTGTTGCCCCTATAATTACAGCTGCGGGAGTTCAAAATAGCGGTGGTTTGACAAATTTATTAGCAAGACTAGCCCAACCAGCTACTGTTTTTTATGAAAAAACCTTTGCAACATCTACTTATAGAAGATTTAGCAACGTTACGGAATTAACTATGGTAAGTGAAGGTAGAAAGCAATTTGAATTTCAATATATTTTTACTCCTAAAACAGTCCAAGAGGCATACCAAGTAGATGCTATATGTGGTTCATTCAGAAAAAGTTCATATCCAGCTTTGGCATCTGAATTGCCCGAAAGATCATATCCACAAAATTTATGGGCAATTGATATATTATCTGGAAACCAACCAACAGGAGATACAACAAATTCAATTTCTGCAGAGTTTTTAGGCGAACCTTTAGTTTGTGTATTAAAAACAGTAACAGTAAAAAGAAATGATGCAGCAGATCCTGTAGTTAGATTTTTGCCGTCAGGACACTCAAACGTAACATTATTAGGTTTGGTTTTTCAAGAATTTGAAACAGGCACATATGATCCAAACTTTAATGCAATTTTATCAAAATCAGAAATATCTAATACATATCTATCAAATGGAGCGGTTTAATGAACTACTCTTCGTCATTACCAAAAATAACTTTTGAATCATCTGCTGGAAATTATACCATAACTTCATTTTTTAGTTTTTATGATTATGATACTGCTCAATTTGATACAACAGACATTACAGTAGATAACAAAACAACATTAACAGAATTATCTCAACAAATCTATAGTGATAATAATTCTATTTGGTTGTTTATGTTGGCAAATCAAAATGTAGATCCATTTAAAATATTAGCAGAAAACCCAGTATTATATACTGATAAAGTACAAGATCAAATTACTTTAGGATTGCAAGATCCAAATATTATTGGAGTATCAAATTATATAAATTCTTCCGGTTCATTAATTTTGCCATATACTGGAACGAGTGGCAATCCTTGGGAATATAGCTATGTTGGAAATTTTAATTTAGATGGAGCATTTGCTTTGGTTGATAAAACAGAATATTTTACAGCAAAGATGACAATTAAAAAACAAATTGGTGGAACTAAATTTATTGATGTAGATTCTGCAAACGATTCGGTTTTGACTATTGAAAATACTTCAACTGGATATACAACAGATGATGCAGAATATGAAACAAAAAATAAAACTCAGGCAAAAGACGATAGTGTTATAATATCTCAAAAAGATTCTGGAATACTTGACCCCGGAGAATCAAACTACCCAGCAGAATCATTCTTTTTACCTCCAGCTATTCCTTCTTATGGAAATGAAGGTGCTACATTGTCTATAACTAGTTATGAAGTGGTTTTGGCTCAAAATAAAAATATAAAAGCATTTATACCTTCTTCTATATCTTTGTTATTTGGCAAATTGGGAACTATTGAATATTAATGTTATGAACAATCAATCAAATTTTAATCCAGCGTATTCAACAATAAAAAACATCTATCTTGAAAGAGACGATGGTAGTGGTACTTTTAATATTCTTTTAAGAAACCCGGAATGTCAATTTGAAAGAGCGGAGTTTGTAGAAAGTATAAATGAAATTTTTCCAAAGGGCACAATATTAGTAAGAGACACAATTGACGTTGTTAGTTTTATTTCTAAAAATGGTTTTACAAAAATTAAAATTGAATACTTAAATGGTACTTTTTCTTTTCATGACATAACCTCTACTACGTATGTTACAAATGCTGCTTCTGATACAGAAGAAAATTTTGTTTCTATAAACATTTCAAATAGTCTTTACAAATATATGCAAAAATCGGCTTTACTAGACGATTTTCCATATTTTACACCAAAAGTTTATCGTATATCAGATTTTGTAGATTACGTAGCAAAAAAAATATTGACACTGCCATTAAATGCGGAAGAAGTAAGAATAGCACAAAATTCAAACATATCTCCAACTACAAATTACATGGTTTATAAACCATTAAATGAAATAGGAGATAGAACAATCGCCCCAGCAGACAACACCCTTCAATATTTAAATTACCTATCTACATTTGCTTGTGGTTCTTCTGCGGGATATCCAAGATATATGTTTTGGACAAATTGGGACAATCAAGTTAATTTTAAATATTTTGAAAAAAATATAGAGGACGATCCGTCTGCAGACAATAGAGTTCTTACAGATAACACTTTAAGATTTGCAATATATGATTCCGACGTTCCTTATGTAAGTTTAAGATCACAAGAGAATAAAGTTTATAGAAAAATATATTTCTTTGGAACAGATCCAGCAGAACAATATATTTCTAAAAATTATTATTATGTAAGAAAAACTCCAAAAATTTTAGATTCTACTCCATCGACTGCTGGTCTATCTTATGCAATAGAATCAATGTTATATGATTATCAAGATGAAGGGCAAAGATATAATATAGAATTTTTATCAACTGGCAATACAACAGGATTTACTGGTGGAGCTGATCAATTAACATACGATAGTCATTGGGGATATTATACACATTTAAGTAATATAAATGGAAAAAGCAATTTAACAACACTTGGAAATAATTTTGGAACTACTGAAACTTATTATAAACAAGAAATGGTGGGTGTAAGTGGATATTTTCAATATGTCGATGACATCAATATGTGGAAAAATGTTTTTGATTTAACTGAAGTACACCCACACTATCCCGACATAAAATCTCTAAATGATGTAAGTGTTTCTGGAAACGATACTTATCTTCAAAAAATTTTAGATATTAAGTATCTTGCACATAAAGCTGATAGGCTAGAATTGCAAAATAGACTTGATAAATTTAGATTTATAGAAAAACAAAATTTTATTATGTATGTTTTGTGTTGTATGTCAAAAGAAGAAAAAACCTTTTTTGCTAAATTAAAAAAATATAAAGTAGATGAAACATATGGATTGGGTGTAACTGGAGATTCTATATATGTTGACTCTATAAAAAATTCTTCAAATAAACCTTATAGATACAGTTGGGTTAAATTAAATTTTAATTCAACTTATGGTATAACTGGTCCTGTAGGTATATCTGGTTCCTCACCTGTAGACGGAAGTACTGGTTATTATTTTCATAATGTTGAAGCTTGGGAAGAAGACCATTTAATAAAATCTGCAACCGGATCTGATGAAGATTGGGCAATAAATTTAAATGAAAGAACAGTAAGTACAAAGTATTTGCCATCTGGGTGGGTTTCGACAAATGTTCCTAGTGGATTTAAATGGAGACCCATAGGAGCAACTGACACAGTTATAGGTGTTTGTGGAGATATTGATCACATTGTCAGAATGCATGCAATTCCAGTTAGCGATTTATTATTAGATTCAAAACAGTTAGTACATTCAAATTATATTGGACAATATTTGTATGTATTTACTGCAGCAAACATTTTAGATGGTCAGTGCTGAGGTAAAAAAATGAATTCAGGTCAAAAAAAGGTATTTGGTACAAACAATTCAAACAATGCTTTTTTGCCAGTAAATTCAAAACCGGAATATACTTGTGCAAATTCAAGCATAACAAGAGGAATAACGAGTGCACCCATGACATTAAATGAGTGTTTTTCTCGTTTTCCTTATATTAAAAATTTATCTGAATTATTGGGTGTGACCTCATATTATGTGCCAAATGGAAGTTCTACTGGAGTTACCTTATATGCATTTACTGGCGCAAGCGGTTCAACATTTTTTTGGGGAGGAGCTACAGGATCAACATTTGACATTAATACTCTAGCAGCACCAACTGATTTGTATCTAGATAGACCATCAAAAGAGTGTGAATTGGTCCAGTCAAATCCAAACTTGGGAGATGATTGGTTGGGTTGCATGTGGGAATCTCCAGAATCATCTTTTAGTTGTATATGTCCATATGTTGGAATAAAATACGATGCATATTTAAAACACAGATTAAATGTGGCAACTTTTTGGGGTACTAGTAAATATACTCCCGTTTTAAGAAAAGAATTTTTAGATGAAATGAAATATGGAAGACAATGTGAAATAACAGTTGCTGGAGATTTTTTATTAAAAGTGGGTCAAGTTATAGAATTGAATGTCACTGCATCCAGTGGTTATCCTTATGTTACTGAAAATTCTATAATAAATGGAAAATATTGGATAATCTCGGTAAAACATGTTGTCAACAGTGGTGGAACACACGAGACAAAGCTTAGGATAGCACAACTTCCTACAAGCTCATAAATCTTCATAAATATTGTAGATGCCAAAGAATTCAAAAGATTTTGATATACTTTTAAGAAAAGTTACGACCTCTAATACAAAAAAAGATATTAGTGTTGTTAGTGGTTATAACATGATTGTTCAGCAGATTGAACAGGTATGTAAATCAAATCAGGGCGAACTAATGGCTGATCCTTATTTTGGTTCAAATGTTTATCAGTACATTTATGACAATCAATATGATAAAAATTTAATAGAACTTTTTGTTACAAACAGTATACAGTATGGTGTAAAATCTGCTTATAATGTTATAGTTAAAATGACAGAATCAAATAGTTCATACATTACTTTCAACATTAAATTTTCTTTAGGAAATTCTGTAAATAACCAAAAAACAATAGAATGTAATATAGAGGTTCCAATAAAATGACTTATGATATTAAAAATTTAAATGTAGCTTCATTAGATTTTGATGATATACGTACTAATTTAGCATCATTTTTAAATGCCCAACCAGATTTAGCTGATATTGATTTTTCATCTTCTGGCAGTGCAGCCAGCATGTTATTGAATATTTTGGCAACTGCCACCACATATAATGGAATATATGCACAGATGGCATATACCAATTCTTGGCCATCATCTGCAAATATGATTCAACCTTTGTTGGGGTGTGCATCTCTTTCATCGATTATTATCCCTTATATAAAGTCGGCATCTTGTTCAATAACAATGAATATTAGTGGTGGTGGAACTGGTGGTATAGATGCATATACAGCATTTAATGCGACAGGAACAGATGGGTCTGCTTTGTTTTTTTACAATATAGATGACATACCTTATGGTGATGGAAATTTGGTAAATTTATATTCAGGAACACAAGTAGCCACATTTACAAATTATGATTATGCCACACAATCTATAGAGATTCCCTCTACTATTGATCCAGACACTGTTTCATTTTATGTTACAAATAATGCTACACAATCTTCTGTAAAATGGACAAGGGTTTCAAAAGGAAATAACACATCGTCTGGAAATCAAAATATATTTTGTGTAACTCACTCTACAAATGGGTATCGCGTTACAAATGCATTACCAAATGCATCTGAAATAACTACATCATATAGAGTTTCTGTAAAAGGAATATATTCAAATGGTTCTATAGGAAATGGTGCAACAATATCACTTCCTTCGGTAGTTACTCAAACATATTCAACTGTGCCTAGCGGTGGATATAATGCTTTGACGTTAAATATGGCAAAAGCAAAATATAATTTTAATGCAAATGGCCAACAAAGATGCGTTACTTTGCAGGACTATAAAAATGCTATAGTTTCATCTGGAATTTCTGGCACAGAAGATTCAGCTAATGTAACTGTAAGTAATTCTTCCACTCCTTGCACAGTAAATGTATATGTCACTGGATTAAACAGTACCGGGCAAACTTTATTATTGTCTTATCTTTCAAATCTATCTGTTGCAGGAATATCGGTGGTATACTCACAATGATATTACTTTTTAATCACATTCCAGTATCTATAGACTACAAAGTAAAAAAACTTGTAGAAAGAGCGATTTCTGAATATGGATCTGATTTTTATGACGTAGAAGGTCAGCGGTGGAAGGGTGACCAGTTAACAATACAGGCATTATTTCCGGACTGGATACTAAAAGAAAATAACGATAGCTCTGATGTAGTTATTGTAAATTTGGTAAAAAATTATTTGAGATGGTTGATGAGTGTGGAACATGGTTATGGTTCAAATCCTGAGTGGTCTACAATCAGAGATCCAAATCAAATGAACGCAATATTTTTGGAAGCACTTGCTGAGTTTTATTTTCCCGGAGCAGATTTTGGTTCATCACCGCTTTCCGCAGTTTTGCCAAACATAAGAAAATTTTCAATACTTGCAGATTCACATTATTTTGATAAAAAAGGAACCCCGGAAGCAATAAAATATATTCTTACTTCTCTATTTGATCAAGATTATGACACAACAGAAGTAATATATTCTAATCCGGGAATTATAAAAATTGTTTCTTCTCTAGATTCTTCTTATGAATCATTTATAAATGATCATGTCATTCCAGCAGGAATGATTGTTTTGTATGAATAATTATGATTAATAAAATAATATCTTTTGCAATGGCCATTGCTTCGCGCGGTCTGACAAATAAACATATAGATCTCCCAACAAAACAATTAAGAACATTGTCATGTTTTGGGACAACAGATATACCAGCGTGTCCAAATTTACATCAAAGTAAAAAATCAAAATATTATTATTGTTCTGGTTGTGGATGTGGAGACAAACAAAATACTTGGTTGTTAAAAGAGCCAAATGAATATTCAAAATTGGATTATCCGGTGCTTAATTGTCCATTGCATATGCCCGGATTTACCAACTATGATCCAAATTATACAAATCCAAAAATAAAAGATAGAAAAGAAAAAATTGAAAATTTTAATCCAGATGGCTTAAAATATATTCAAGTTACCTTGAATTCAAATTCAATAATAGATAAAACAATGGATGATATAAATAAAATTTTAGAAAATTCATAAATAATTTTATCATGCCGATTACATCAAAACAAGATTTTATAGACTTTACATACAGGCAGCTTGGCGCACCTGTTATACAAATCAATATAGATCAGCAGCAGGCTGAAGATAGACTTGAAGAAGCATTGTTGTTTATGCAAGAAAGGCATTTTGATTTTAATCAAAGAGCACTTTATTTGGTTCCAGTCACTTCTCAAAATATAAGTCAAAAATATTTTGATGTTTCGACATTTGATCATGCATTGGGAGCACAATTAAAAACATATCCAAGCGGTGCTACTGCATATTGGCCAGCTGCAAATGATATTGTTAGTATTACGAAGGTGTATCCAGCAGGAAATGCAGTTGGTGATTATATCTTTGATATCAGATACCAACTAACTCTTTACGACTTCTTTGGATTGTATTTTAATCAAGCAGGCAGCCAATCACCTCTAGCAACTTACATGGAGTCTTTAAGTTACCTTGAGGGTATAAATGATGTGTTTAATTATCCAGCTGCATTTACATACAGTAAAACAACCAATAGGTTGTGGTTGGATATTGATATGTCTAAGTTATCTGGGACTGGATATCTTTTAGTAGAGGCTTATGTAAAAATTGATCCAGATTTATATCCAAAAGTATGGGACGATAGAATATTCAGAAAATATTATGCGGCTCTTCTGAAAAAACAATGGGCTCAAAATTTATTAAAATTCTCAGGTGTACCGCTTCCCGGAGGAGTATCTTTGAATGCCGGAGCAATAATGTCGGATGCTGTAAAAGAATTGGCAGAAGTTGATGGAGAATTAAGAAAAGTATACGAACCCCCAATCGACCCAATGATAGGATAATATGGCAATTAATCCGTATATCAATACCACTACACAGCAATCAGAACAGAATCTGGTTGAAAGTATTACTATTGAAATAATCCAAGCAACAGGGCAAAATTGTTATTATGTTCCAAGAAAATATTTAAATATTGATAAAATATTTGGTGAGGATCCCGGTTCATCTTTTACAAAAGCATATCAGCTTGAGATGTATATCTTGAGCGTAAAAGGATTTCAAGGATCCGATATAATAAGCCAATTTGGTTTGGAAATTAAAGATAAAGTAGAGTTGTTATTTGCTAGAAAAAGATTTCAACAAGAAGTTTTAACTCACGAACCTTCTCTTTTAAGACCAAGAGAAGGAGATTTAATATATTTTCCTCTTTCTAAATCATTGTTTGAAATAAACTTTGTAGAGCACGAAAATCCATTATACCCATTAGGTAGATTATATTCTTATGTAATTACAGCAGAGTTGTTCACCTATAGCTATGAAAAGATTGATACTACAGTGAAACCAATAAATGATATAATGACAAATACAAGAGGACTGTCTGGATCTGATATAATACCTCTAAACAACGGAAAAGGTACTACTGCAGGCACAAACGATATATTGCAAACAGAAGCAAGGGGATACACGTTTGATCCAAATAATCCGTTTGCAAATTGCGATTGATAGGAAAAAACAATGTTTCAATACTTTTACAACAAAAATTTAAGAAAACTTGTAGTTGGTTTTGGTACATTGTTTAATAGCATTTATGTTGAACACGCAAATCCAGACAATCCAAACCAGCCATTAAAAATTCGTGTTCCCATATCATATGCACCACAAGAAAAATTTATTCAACGTCTATTGCAACCTTCATCTATAGATGATACAACAAGAATTGAAAAACAACTTCCTGTGATGAGTTACATAATGACAAGTGTTACTCCAGATCCAACTAGAAGAAGAAATAAATTTGCATTTGCACAAACATTAGGAACAACTCCGGGAAATTGTGAAAATACTGGAAATAAAATATATCAAGAAGTTCCGGTAAATGTCGCAATGACATTGTATATCTACACTAGGCATATTGATGATACCTTACAGATTGTTGAGCAAATAATCCCATATTTCAATCCAGAACACATAATAACACTGGCCATGAACGAAGTGCACAGTTCAGTAAACATACCAATTGTAATGGAAT